AGACAGCAATACCAGCCTGAACAGCAATGGCAAGGATGCCGCCGATCAGCTCAAGATTGATTTTGTCCACAGCAGCTAAACGGCTAGCAGCCGTCCCTGAGTTGTTGCTGTAGGTATTCTCGCAAGGCTTTATCGTTTGGCGTTTTGTCCGCCTTTAGATCCAGCTCAAAAATCCGGTCCCGTAGTTGCTGCTTGCGGGCTTGGCAAAACTGCTGCCTGACTTCGGCAGATTTGGCGTAGCGCGAGTCGATGGTGACCGTCGTTGCCACAACAGTGGTTAGCAGTGCCAGCAGACCACCAAGCAGCGACAAACGGTTGCTCATGTTAGATCGTGCCAACGTCGTCAATAGTCACAGGGCTCATATTCACCCAGCTTGAGCCGGTATAGCCCTCAAAACAGCCTTCCGTTGTGTTGAAGCGGATCATCCCTTGAGTTGGACTGCCAGGGCGCTGAGCCGTGGTGCCCACCGAAACACGGAAATAGCCGGTGCTGGTGTTATTAAGGTTTCCGCTGAATGTGTCATCAGCGTCAGATCTGACAAAACTTGCTGCTTGAAGTCCATCAACGGTGTCGGCATCTAAACCGCTGCCGCTGCCATCGTTACCTGCGTGCCAAATAGTGTTTCCATTTACTTTAGCTGCACCACTAGAACCTGGAAGTAAGTTAATTCCACCAATAAGCGTAGTTCCAACTTGTCCTATTACAATATCAGAAGTAGCGTTCCACTCAAGTAAAGTGCGAATATATCCGTTGCTCCATCCAGCAATTCTATGTCCACTTTCAAGTCCTAATGCAACATCTGTAGCAGTATCGGTTCCAGTTCCTCCACCTGGAGGGTCAAAAGTTGCAAGAGTGCCATTAAATGCAATGTTGCCTGTAGAGACATTAGCAGCATCAGACTTTAAGAAACTTGATGCGACGAAAGCGGTGGTCGCAACTTGAGTTGTGTTAGTTCCGGCTGCCGCAGTTGGAGCGGTCGGCGTGCCAGTTAAAGCGGGGCTCGCCAAGGGGGCTTTGGCATCAAGCGCAGTTTGAAGCCCGTCAACGTTGCTGATTACATGGTTGTGACTGTCGTCAGCAACCGTCGCCGTAATCGTGACGTTTGCACTGCCATTAAATGAAGCACTACCGCTTACGTCGCCGCTCAACCCAATAGTTCGGGCGGTCTGAAGCGTGCTTGCAGTGCTTGCGTTTCCGTTAAGGGCTGCAGTAATGGTGCCTGCGCTGAAATTGCCCGATGCATCACGCGCAACGATTGCACTCGCCGTGTTCGCGTTAGTTGCTGTGGTTGCGCTATTGGAAACCTTACCGGCAGTGCTAATGGTGCCGAGCTTGGTGTCGGCAATTGCTGCGGAGGCGCTGATGTCGCCGTTAACAATCGTGCCATCGGCAATCTTCGCGGACGTGACAACGCCACTGTCAATCGTCCATGTCGCACCACTGCTTGACACAGTGATGTCGCCTTTGTCGCCGTCAGTTATGCCTGTGCCAATTTCGACAACGCTCGCGGTGCCGTCGTCCTTTTTGGTGTAGAGCTTGCCGTCGTAAGTGTTGACAGCAAGTTCGCCTAGCTCCAGCTGCGAAGTAGTCGGAACCTTGCCAGATACCGACGAACGCTTGATCTTGATGGTGTTTGCCATTTGGCTCCCCTAAATTGCCTATATAGGCGGGTAGGTGAAAAGGCACTTAGAAAGTGCCGCCATCGAGTTCGAAACCGCTAACGGCGCCGTCCTCAAGGAAAGTAACGAGGTCGGAAAGTGCAACCTGCACCATGCTACCGGCGTCGTTAATGACCATGCGGTCAGTCGCTGCAAGAGTGGTAGCAGTGGCTGAAGTGCCGCCATCGAGGATGTTCAGCTCGCCGGTGGTAACAGTCGCACCGTCCAGGATGTTGATTTCGGCAGCGCTGGCGGTAACACCATCGAGGATGTTCAGTTCAGCGGTGGTGACAGTCGCACCATCCAGAATGCCGATCTCAGTAGAGGTCAGTGCAGCCAGCGCAGTTGCAGCGCCAGTTTGCATTCCAGACAGGGTGGTCAGGTCAGCGTCAAACGCCTGAACGTCGGTGCCAATTTCAAGGCCAAGGGTGGTGCGAGCGCCTGATGATGTATTGGACCCAGTACCACCATCCGCAATCGCAAGAATGCCGGTAATGTTGGACGCACCAAGATCAACCGCAAGCTCGGTTGATTCGATTACCAAGCCGCCGTTTGCCTTCAGGTCAGCACTGAAAGTCGTTCCAGTAAGCTCAAGACCATCACCAGCCGTGTAGGTGGTGTTGGTGTCGGTTGCGGCGATTGTGATGCTGCCAGGGCCGTTGGTGATCGTGATGTTGTCACCGGCGGTAAGCCAGGCTTTGCTCAGCGTGTTGCCTGTGGTATTACCAATCAGAAGCTGACCGTTGGCGTAGCTGGTTTGACCAGTGCCGCCTTTGTTGACCGCAATGGTGCTGGCTGACCAAGTACCAGAGGTCAGGGTGCCAACGCTCGTCAGGCTTGAACCAGTAACACCAGAGCCAAGGGTGCTGCCGGACAGCACCGACGTGCCAGCAATCTTGAACTCTTTGCCGGTTGCAAGGTCGATGTGCTCTGAACTGGTCCAGCTATCTGTTGCGTCGATCCAGTTAAAAGTTTTGTCGGTAGCGCCTTTAAGGGTGATGCCACCACCGTCAGCAGTGGCGTCGCTAGGAGTTGTTACATCGCCAAGCGTGATGTTTTTGTCTTTGACATCAAGTGTTTGGCTGTCAATCGTGGTGGTCGTGCCATTGACGGTGAGATCGCCCGTAACCGTTAGGTTGTTGCCAAAGGTGGTATTGCCGCTCAGGGTTGCACCACTCAGGTCAACCGTTCCCGTAAAGGTTTTGTTGCCGCTGATCGTCTGAGCAGTATCAAGCGTCGTAAATGCGCCCTCACCACCAATCGCAATGATTGAACTGGCAGTACCGTCGCCGTTGTCGCCGTAGCCGTAGTAAAGCTTTTTGTCGCCCGTATTTTCGTTGAACGCCAACTCCGAAGGAGCCAACGAAGAGGGAGCGCCAGCCGCACCAGTAGACGCCCTCTTCTTAATGCGAATGGTGTTAGCCATGGCTCAAAAGTTGCCCCCGAAGGTCAAAGTAGAGGTTGTCCAAACAGCGTCAGCTTTGAACTGACCAGCAGCAGCGTCGTAGTAAACAACTGACCCGTTCACTTTAGCCGTGCTGTCGATGCTAAAACCCGCTCCTGCCGGACCTTGTGGTCCTTGCGTAATTGCAGAAACAACCGAGGTTTGTGGGACAGTGACAACGGCTGTGCTCCCATTCGTGGTGACTTCAACCGTGTTTGTTGTTGTTGTGACATTGACGCTAGTCATGCCGTGTAGCCCTCCGAGACCCAGACTTGACCCTCTAGGTAATACTCCTTGAGCCCAGACGGATTTGTCAGCAACACGTCGTAATAAGCCTCGTCCGGGAAGGTAGCTGTCTGCTCATCGGTTAATGCGATTGTTACGGTTCCAGTAGATCGGTCAGTGTAGGTAATAGCGAAATCGGCATATTTAGTAGATCGAGACTTATTCCAAACCTGAGATTCAACAGTCCAGTCTGTTAGGTCAATCGCAGCGTTGTTACTATCCTTGAACTGCAGCACAATGCTGTAATCAGCCCGGCGCTGCAGCGTGATGTTGTAAGTGCCAGGTGAGATAGCCATGGCTGAAGTTTAGCGCCCTTGACCGCGTAAGGGCTTCTTACCCCGCCGACGTGGACGCGAATGCTGTCCGAAACCCTGTTTTGTGGTCTTGGGACGACCGGCTTTGTGGTCAACCCGCCCCAGTGCGGTTTTGCTTTTTACAGCCATCAGGTTGCCATCAATCCGTGAGCTTGCATGGCGTCAATCAACGCCTCAACCTTTGCCTCAAGCGTCACGCAATACTGCAACAGCTCTGCATTGGTCGGTGCAGCAGCATCAGCAATCGTGTTCGTGTCGCTAGCCGCAGGAAGTGAGCCAGTCGTGGCTGTCGTGGTGATGTCCGTGATCGCTGCAACCTGAGCAGCAGCCGTCGCACCAAAGAAGCCAATCGTGTCAGCACTAATCTCTAGCTGGGTCGTCAGCGTGCCAGCCGTCTGAACCTGCAGCCGCAGGACGCCATCTTCAGTCGTGTCAGAAGCATCAACGATCCCGCTTTCAATCGCTGCATAGTCAACTTCAGTCGGTGTTGCAGCATCGTTGTGCCCACGAAAGAACACGGAGCTAACAACGTCGCCATCCTGACCAGCAGCACCAGCGCCAGCCGTTGCATCATCACGAATGTGCAGCAGCGTTAAATCAGCCGCACTAGCAGGATCATCAACAACAGCTTTGACGTTGACAGCCGTACTGGTGACGGTCGCGCCAACATGCAAAGGATGCTGAGGATTTGCCTCATGCAAGCCGACATATTGCCCGCGCAAACGAACACGCGACCCAGGGACGCCGCTATTAGCGGTCATCAGGTCAAGGATGCCAACCTCTGCTGCATCAGTAGGGCTTGAAATACCAGCCGCGATCTCGGCGTAATCGTGGGCATTACCCGCAGAGTCCTCACCACGGAAAATGACCGTGCCAAGGTTGTCGTCTGCTGCTGGTGATGCAGAGTTGCGATACAACACCAGATCAGGCGCAGTATCAAGACCGGCGTCGGTGTTCTCAACGATGACCTGATCGGTCGTATCAGTGCTGAACAGGTGCAGTTGCGCCGCCGCCGTGCCAGTACCTAGCTGGAAGCCAGTTGTGGTGAACTTGCCAATGAAGGTGCTGTTGTTGGCGAAAGCGGTTTCGTTGGTGGCTGTGCGATACAGACCCGTGACACCAGCATCAGCAGTCCACGCCAGTGCAGGAGCACCAACCGTGCCACTTGGGAGATTGCGAAGGAATGTGCCGTATTGGATGCTCTTGTTTTTATTGGCAGCAGTTGCCTCACTAGCATCAACAATGGGCAGCAGATCCGCAGCCGCAGGAGCTGTCAGTTCTGTTAGGTCTGTGATCTTCTGGTCAGCCATTAGTTAGCCCAAGAAGAAGGAGTGCCAGTTTGACGGGATGGTGCGATCTGCTCAGCAATTTGAGCTTCAAGCGCCGCCTCTATGTCACTTACCTTATCCGCACCAATGGCATCCATCAGCCAGCCGAGCACTTGATCTTTGGTCAGATCATCGAAGGCGATGAGTTTTTTAGGGCGCTCCAGTCCGGTGGTGCCGACTGCGCCAGCAGAATAGGGTTCGCCGTTATCGCGTAGCTCGGAGGAGACGGCGTTGACGGTCCAGTGGATCGAGAAGACGTAGCCGTCGCTTGTTTCGCGTTCCAGGGTGTTGATTCCCCAGGTGATTGCAGTGGTCATGGGTCAGGTGTGATGTAGGCAGGTTAGTAGCGGTTATCAGGCACTTTCAAGGGCTGCAACTTTGGCTTCCAGTTGCTCAATACGAGTTTGAGCTTCCTGCAATGCCTTGATTGCCATCCACATCATCTGCTGCTCCCTCACAGCCATTCGAGTGACTTCTTCAACAGCAGGAGTGACGATGTTGCCGTCATCATCCACAACAGCATCAGCGGCTGTCTGCTTAACCCAATCAGTAATTACTTCAGGGCAATGCGGAGCAATTTGCTGAGCGATAACGCCGTAACGCTTGTCGTCGGTGTCAGCGTCTCCGTTGCGGTGGAATTTTTTAAGCTCCCAGTTCTTCAGGCAACTCCAAGTGCTGTCAAGCGGTTCAATGTTTTTCTTCTCACGCTCGTCGGAAAGATTGGCGTTGTTATCGCTGTAATTTGCTAGACCACCATTTGACCTGATTTCTGCCCTTTTGGTGGCGCCACCGTCGCACCTAAGAAACTGAGAGCCAGTATTATTTTTGTCAGTGTCAAAAGCAATTATCGGTCCGTATGGAGTGCTATTTGTATTACGAAAAACTGCTGTATGCTCTGGTTGTGTGCCACGCACTTGAAGTTTGCAGTTGCCGCCAACGGCTGCATCTTGGGTGGTTTGATTGATATAAACTTCACCAAGACTAGTAATCTTCATCCGCTCAGCAGAACCAGTGTTGTCATAGAACTGCAAATCACTGCCGCTGACTTGAACGTCATAGCGACGGTTCGTATTCATCATCACCAGACCGGAAATGCTGGTGTCTGTTGCTTGAATTTTTACTCGTTGAGTGCCGGTTCCTTCAATATGAAGGTGTTCGTCAACCGTAGTAGCGCCAATCCCGAGCCTGCCCGAGCTGTCGATGCGGGCGGCTTCTCCATTATTCCAAAAGGTAAGAGGATTTCCTCTGAGTGTCAGCTGCGTGTTTGCGTTACCGGCAGTATTGCGAGAATCAATAACATGACCTACCGAGCCAGCATCAAACTCTGAAGACTGCCTAAAACGAAGATACGAGTCATCGCTACCTTGCTGCAGAGACAGCAAACTGGGAGCCGTCGCAGTGCCAATCCCGACGCCATCATTACCCGCATCAACAAAGAATAGGTTTGCGTTTGTATCACCTTCAATTCTGAAATCAACGTCATTCCCAGCATCATTAAAAACAACCTCAGTAGCGCCAAACGTCACCTTGCCGGGACCAAGGCTGCTGCCGTCTAAATTGAACAGCGACACCCAAGCGTCATTGTCACCATTACGCAGCTTCATCAAGCCGCTGGTTTTGTCCGCCCACCACTGATATTGGTAAGTCGTCGTAGGACCCGGAGTTGTATCAGCGTTGTTTGTTGCGATTGCCGCAAACGCACCGTTGATGTCTTGACGGACGGCACTGCCGCTGCCATTGGCAATGACGTAATCGTGAGTAGCCATCGTTTAAGTCTGAGCGGTGCCGTAGCCGCTGGCAACATACTGGAAGTTCCGATCAACCGCCGTGTTCGACGAGTCGTAGAACGTCACGGTGAAACCAGTCGCTGACGGCGAGGTAATTGCATAATAATCTCCTGACTGCATATTGAACGCAGTTAAGCCCAGTGACGGCTCTTGGTAAAACGCCTTGGCATAGCTCACAGCCTTAGCGCCAGCACCGCTTGCAATCGTCGCGCTCTGCTCTGTCCTGGATTCCATCACCAGTTCAAAACCCAGTTCGTCGATGATCGGTGTTTGGTCAACGCTCACACTGGACAGCTCTGCCTTGAACTGGAATTGACGACCGGCATACTCACCGCTGAACATCGGCACCCATTCGCCAAAGTCAATGTCTGACTCCAGCTCGAACTGATCGCCGGTTTCAAGCAGTAGGTTCTCGCCCGTTTCAAGCAGGAAGAAGGCGTCTGCCGTTGCTACGTCACTGGTGCGGAAGTACAGCTCAGCCGACGTTCCATCAGCAATCAAGCCGTCAAAGTCCGTCCAACGGTCGATATTTTCGTTGCGGCTGTCAATCAGATCAGCGGGATACAAGCCACGAGTCGTCAACTTGCGCTTGAACTTCGCGGTGAATTTGCCGCCCAAGTCGATGATGTCGGTGAAGTAATACCGACCACTGAGCAGTTGCGTTCCAGTGAAATCCAGCGACCCAATGCCGTTGAAACCTGTGTTGTCGGGATCCTCAGCCGTTGGCGGTGGGATCTGGTCCACCGTCTGATTGCCGTCAATCACCAAGCCGTCATATTCCTCTGAGTAAAACACCGAATCCTTTTGACCTTGGAACGGTGGCGTCGTGGTGTCTTCTCGAACAACCGTGACGCTGAGTTGCGGGATGGGATCCGGCTGGTCAAGGATTGCGCTAACAGCATTGGCACTGACCTGACCATCAAGGTTGCGGAACTTCAGGAGATATTCGCCGTCGATCTTGGGCAGGATTGCCTGCGTTGTTGCGCCAGAGATTGAATCGCTCAGCAGTGTTGAGTTTGCCCATTCGCCGGTGCCGTCGGTCTGTGGCGCATGACGGATGATTGCAGTCAACAGGTTGCCACCAAATCCACCGCTAGGCGTCTTCCAGCGCAACGCCACCTGTTCGCCAGAAATCAGTTCCAGCGTGACGTTCTGCGGATCCTCAGGCAGCGTGATAACTGAAGCAGTCGGCGTAGAAGCTGATGCGAACGATGGAATCGTGAACGATCCAGAAACCGCCGCTGATGCGTTCTTTTCGCTTAAGCCCAGACCCAATGCCGTCACCGTGACGGTCAAGACCTGACCTTCCAGCAGATCTGGCACCGTTAGGTTCGGGTTAGTCGTGATCTTTTCGTCTTTGTTGCCTGTTGAAGTGCTCCACTTGACCTTGTAGCCGAAGGTGGCACCACCTGATCCTTGAGACCACGAGACGTTGGCTTGAATCTTTAGCCCAGTGCCATCTGTAATCTGACCGGCGCTGAAAGCGATGTTGGTGGGAGGCGGCGGCGAGTTATCAAAGGTGGTGACATCTATTGGTTGAAGCTCTTCGCCGTTATCAACAGCGGCATAAATGCTGTCGTTGTGCGTGATACCTGTGATCGAATACGTCCCATTGCCGTTATCACTGACGCTCAAGCAGCGGAACTTTTGGTTGGCAACACCGTCAGTTGTAATTGAATAAATCGAGTTGATGCCGGGCAGTGCACTGAAGCCACCGATCAGTGAAATCGTGTCCTCATTAAGGGTGAAGATGTCTAGGGTTTCAATCGTCCCATCCGGCATGACGCAGGTCAGTTTTGGATTGGCACCAGCGGGCAAGCTGTCAAGGCGTTGGTCAATAACGATTTGGCTGACGCTGGGCGTCGCTTTGATGCGACCGGAAATCCTGGTGCCTTGGCGCAGTTGATCAGCAACAGCAAAGATCTCACCAGGCAGAACAACAGCACCCTCCAAGCCGGTGGAGAACGCAATCACCTCTTCGTCTAGGTTTTCAGTATTCAGTGCCCACAAGCCAACGCGCTGTGCTTGCCACTTCGACGTGCAGCCAAAGCCAATCAGCTCCTTGACTTGGTAGCCGTATTTGGCGATCAGCCCTGCATCTTCAACAACAACAATGTTGGGCTTGTAGAAATTCTCTGGGTCGTTGTAGCGAACGCGGATGCTGGTGCTGCGGGTTTTCAGCGAGCTGCCCGAATACTCAAACGCACCATTGATTACGTTCGAGTTGGAATAAACGTGAGAAACCGTAAGGTCGCTGCCGTCTAAGTTGCCGTGGTCTGCTGTAACCTGAATAACGTTGTTTGACCAGAACAGGATGCCTCGAAAAATCGAAGCCATGTCCTGCAGAACGCTGTAAGCATCAGCTTGGTCACCGATGACCACGTTGCAGGCAAAGCGTGCCTCTTGTGTGCCATCCGGGTTCGTAACAAGCTGGTTGGAATACTTCGCCAGCGGGTACAAATCCACCCAGTTCAGGTTTGACGCAGCAACGAAATCGCCACAGCCATACCTGGGATTGGTCAGCAGGTCATAGAAGCAGCAGACCGGGCAAGTGGTGAACTTCTCCGCTGATTGGAGCGATCCATCAAATGCAGTGTCCTCAAAGAGCAGCCGACCATCGTCTAATGCCGTTGCGCCAGCAGGGATCTTGACCGTGCGACCCTTAATCAGATATGCCCGTGTTGGAAGTTGCGGGAATGATTCACTTGAAAGGGTCCACTCAGCAGTGGCTGAATAGTTGTAGTTGACGCTCTTGGGCGTGTACTCCGTGATTGAGGACCAGATGACCTGATTGCCGCGCCCATTAGCAACCGGTGTGTTCTCTGGGATGTCCTCAAAATCGGTGTACTTAATCTCGAAATGATTTTCACCGAGATTAACTTTTTCAACCCGAATGTTCCACGGTCCATTGCCGTAAGACTTCAGGTTGATTAACGGCGTCAGGAACTGGTAGTTATTTGTCGAGATGCCCGTTTTTTCGAGCGTCAGCACGTTGGAAAAACCGCCGCCGCTGCCCTTAGCTTGGACATAAATCTCTAGCTTGACGGTTGCGCCAAAGAGCTGACCTTTCGCTAAGCCTTCCTGTGCAACAGAAAACAGCTTGGGCAGCGTGAATAACAGTTGAACTTGGCTGACCTGTGTATCAGTGATCTGCCGCGTTAATTTGCCAGCGCCGTAATCACGCAAAATCACTTCATTGTTCTCGTTTAATTCTTCGCTGTAATTCTCGCCAATCTCCTGTCCAACAGAGGTGATCGTGCTGACATCGGTAAAGAAATTGGTTTTGGTTTCGTTTGCAGAGCCAATGTGAAGCGTGGCATCTAAATCGTCATTTGTGTAGTTGTACGTTCCATCATCATTTTGGATGGGCGTTTCGTTGATATATAAACCCTTGTACTTTTTGATGACGCCGCCAATCGGACCTTCGCACAGGAGATCGAGCAGTTGAACCTCAGTGACGGAGTTAAGAGCCATGTCAGACTTCCAGCAGCGTGTAGCCCAGTGCTATGAAGCTCAGCTTAGACGTGCTGTCCGCAGCGTTCGTGTCAATGATCTTGACTTGGACGTTCCAATAGCTATTCCCTAGGTCTGCGGTTGGCAGCTCCATTTTGTGAATCCAGGTGATCGCATCGGAAGCGGTCATTAAAGCCTGCACGGTTGCGTTGTCCTGTGCAACAAGATTGCCAATGTCGGTTTTGGCTTGTCCTTTGAAGACGCTAATTTCATAGGTGACAAAGGCATCAACCAAAGTTGTACCAACTCCACCCGCATAATCAAACAAACCTTTAACTAATTTGAGCGCAACATTGAACTGTTTGTTGTGGCTGCTTGTTGTCGCTCTAAGTATGTTTTGGGTAGCGACTGCATTGTCAGCAAGGTTAATTTCCTTGTTAAAGTTTTCAATTTTATTTGGGTTGAGAGTGGACTTAAATTTGGCGACGTTTGCCTGCTTGGTTTTACGAACAACCGCACCAGAAACATCAAGAAATACAGTTTCAAGCTTCTCGCCACCGATCAGGAAGGTTTCAGGACCAGGCTTTTTGATGCTGGCAAGCGCCGGATCGCTTTCATCTTTGACCGATACCTTGGCGCGAAGCAGGTGGCTGCCGATTAGGACTTTGCCGTAAGCAAGAGGAACAGTGGCACCAATACCAACGGTGTTCGCTGCTCCGGTGTAGGCGTAGGACTGCTGACCGTCTAAGCCGCGAGTAACGCCGACGGGACCATTGGTGCGGTTGCTGGTTCCAAAGCGAGATCCACCAGCACCAAAGGAGCCAAAGTTTTGCGGGATCTTGGGTTGTGGCGAGATCATGTCAGCAACACCGCCAAGCACTAAGCCAGCACCAATCGAGCTAAGGGCAGTGCCTAAAGCTGTTGCAGCGGTTGCGGCAAATGCTGCGCCAGCGCCTGCTGCTGTTGCACCAAAAACGCTAGTCGCACCAAACAATCCAGCACCAGGCAGCAGGAAGGAAACGGCAATCAAACCAACTCCCGCCAAAATCTTGCCTGTTGTTCCACCACTACCCGTAATCACAGGCGCGACAACCAACTCACGTTGACCTAGCGGCAACAGCAGCTCTTCATATCCCATCTCCGCGTCAGCTTGGATCACCTTGAATCCAATGCCGTTCTCTTCCGACTTCAGCAGATAATCCTTGAACGCTGGCTTGTTAATGCACAGCAGCTTGATCGCATCAGCAGGATGCCGCAAGTTGTAATAGGTGTGCTCCTCGCCAAACAGCTCGCCTAGCTCACCCAGCAGACGAACCCGCTGCATAGCGATATACCGCAGCAATCTTCCTCACATAGTAGCTCGATAGCCATTCAACGGAACTGATTGAGTCCTGCTTCTGATGCAAAATCCGCCACGACTCCACAAACACCGCCGCGTGCATTGGTTCCTTTGTGCCCAGCTTCATGATCGCTACGTCACCAACCATCCGATCCTCAAATTCCACCCTCTCAAAACCCAGTGCCACCGCCTCGCGTAGGTAGATGCTGGGCGTCAATTCCAGATCCGCTGGGCGCTCGAAGTCCCGCAGCTCTACGCCTTGCAGCGCGAAATACTGCCGCACCAGGGTGTAGCAATCCTGTTTGCCGTAGTCCCAGGGCAGCCCGATCAGGGATTGATAGTTAGCCATCGCTCCTGCGGCAGTTGGTAGATAAACCAGGGCAGCTTGCTTTGCTTACATGCCTTGCGGTCGGCTTCGCTTGCTTCCGTACCCTGCGGGTGGCTGTGGATCACCGCGACAATCTTGCCCTTCAAGCTCGCCCTGTAATAGTCGCCCGGATCAAGGATGAAGTGATCCTCCGGGTTTTCGCAAAGATTCCGGCAGGGCAAGTAATGCTGCTCACGGTCGCTACCGATATAGACCAGCCCGCAGGCTTCCCTTGGAGCCTCTCGCTTGGCGTGATCCTCAGCGTCAGATCTGAATACGGGAGCCAGGGAAACCACCGTGCGGCAAGTCTGCATTGGTGCCAAATCGAGCCTGACAGCTTGAGAACCGTTTGCCGCATACATCATTAGCAGCAGTGCTCGCGTTGTCGTTGGCGTCAAAGAATCCGCCAGTCCAGCCACATTCCGCACCGCGATAGACCCACGGGCAAAACTCCGTCACCTGACGCTTCGGGATCTGCAAATTGGTCAGATCCAGCTTGCTAGCCAGCTCAAACTCAACAAGCTGCAAGTTCTCCTTGCTTACTCGGTCGATGTACCAAATCTCATCTTCAAACTTGGCGGTAGGGTCTGCGCCAGCCTCGCCATCAAGAAACTTTTTACAAGTGCGGATCCGCGTCACCTTTGCGTTCAACGGGTTGTAGGCAAGCAGCAGAGCTGAGATCGCACCAGTGACATTGGCAATCCGCATTGTCGGGCGTGGTAGCGTACCTCTCGCTGTCTTCTCGAAGCCCTCAACCTCAATCGGTGTGGCAGCGTAAGTGATGCCGTTAAACACGATGTCGGCGTTTACTGCGTTCGTTCCAGCGTGGTAGTAGAACGTCGTATCAATACCGTTAATTGCCTCAGTCAGCTCCATCTGAAACAGCTCGATAATCGCGGACGGTTCGAGCTTCTGGATTTCAGTTTGAATAGGCGTTGGTGTCGTCATGCCTCAAACACCTGGCGGAACTGTGCCGTGACTGTTGCACGGTTCAAGTAAGGGATCGACTTATTCCAGCTTTGGCACACCCATTTGTATGACGTACTAGAAGCAGGCGGGGTCCAATCAAAGTTCTCCTGACCAGCTCGTGCATCAAAGAAGGCTTCAATGGCATCGGCGTCTGACTCGGAAACGTTCCAGGTCAGGTCCCAGAGTTTTGGGTTTTGATTGATCCCCCAGACGACGCGCTGCTCATATCCTGAGCCGAATTGAACGGTGTTGACTACGGGTGCGCTTGTCTTTGCTGCGCCGTAGGTCGGTGTGGTGCCGCCGGTTGACGTTCCTACGCCAGCGTCGTTAAAGGTAGCCATCAGTAGAGCAAGCCTCCGGGTTTCTTCTGCTTGATAATTTCGGCTTGAACAGCAGCGCCGATAGCAGCGCCAAGGGCTTTGGCTTGGTTGCCGTCACCTTGTACGTTACTGCCACCAGCATCGACGTTCACCGTAACGTTGGCACCTCCCAAGGCGTGATTCGGGATAATTGTGCCACTCTTGCCTGGCATAAACAGCTCAGGACCTTTTTCGCCAACGATTGCCGGTTGCCCGCCAGAAATCGAGCCGCCATTAGCAAAGCCGGGCAGATTCTGGAACAGTGAAATCCCTGTGCCCTTCAGGGCTACGTTGATGCCAAGTTGCAGAAGCTGATTGGCAAGATTTTTCAGTACGTTGCCCGCTGCGTCCGCCAGAGATTTAGTGCGCTCAAATGCGGCATCAAGCATCCCAACAACGCCGTTGGCAATAGTTGAGCCAAGCTGGTCGTAGATCTGTTGAAGGCGTTGCGCCTCTTGCTCCCGTTTCCTTGCTGCCGCTTCTTGCTCTTTATTGTTAGCTTCATTCAAGGCTTTAATGCTTGCCGTAACATTCTCAGTCCCAAAAAGAATGTCAAGCTGTTCCTTCATTACATCCCGAGCCTCCTGTGAGAGTAACGGAAATTGCTTGTCAATGTTCTGCTTATTGATAGTGAGCTGCAACCTTTTCTGCTCATCATCAGTCAAAGCAGTGGCTAGTACCGTTTGATCTTGGAGTGACTCCAATAACTGCTTTCCGGCATCGACTTGTTGTTTTAATGCTGCCGCTCTTTTTTCTTCTTCTATTTGTGCATCTGTCTTCTTTGGTTTCCCCTCTTTGCCTGCAGTAGGAGGAGTCAGCTCTGGAATTTTGAATACATCGGCTTGCGCCTTGGTCTGTTTATTTAATTCCTTTTGAGCTGCAATGTTCTGATTTATTTTCTGCAGGATCAATCCTTGAAGTTCAACGGCTTTGTTTGCGTTGGGATCATCGGGACCAATTTTTTGAAGCAGGCGTTGATATTTCTGAAGAGCCTGAAGGTTCTGTTCAATCCCAGCCTTGTTCTTTTGGGAGTTAATTTGGCCGATGCCCTTGGCAATGTTGTCTACCGCTTGGCTAGTAGCGCCACCAAGAATCAAATTAGAAGCGATCCCAACGCTCCGCGTAAAGCCGCCGCCACGGCCAGCACTTAAGGCTTGATTGACGGCATCAACAACGGCAATAGCTTGAGTGAAAACAGACTTCAGAACAGGTGTCAGGACCTGACCAATCCGCCTAGCCAGTTGATCAACGCCATCCTGCAAAGTGCTTAATTTGCCATTCAATGTATCGGATTGAGCTATTGCACCATTTGCGTATTTACCACCCGTACTTGTTAGGCGAACAAAAGCAGCCTCAACCGCTTCAGCACTAATTCGTCCCTTGCTCAGAGCATCTTGCAGCTCTTGGCCGGACAGGTTGTACATTTTTTGCAGCTCTTGCTGCAGGCCAATGCCTCGTTCCTGGAACTGCAGAAGCTCCTCGCCTTGCAACCGCCCTTTGGCGATCACCTGGCCGTAAGCAGTAACGATCCCTTGCAGCTCAGCCCCAGTAGCGCCCGAAGCATCGGCTAATCGCTGCGTGACCTCAACAACTCGATCACCTTCAACACCAAAAGCCTGCAATCGCTTGGCAGCATCAATCAGCTCTGTACTTGTGAACGGAGTGACAGCACCGATCTGCTGCAGCTCTTGAATGATCTGTTTTGCTTGTTGGACGCTACCCGTTAAAACTTGAAGGCTTTTGGTCTGTGTTTCTAGTTCTGCCGTTTTGGCGAAAACAAACTTGGCAGCAGTGACAGCCCCAATCGCAGCCGCAAGATTAGTGACGGCGCTTTTAAGGCTATTGATGCCGCCTTCTGCCGCTTTTGATGCGCTATTGATCTGACGCAGCTGATTGACCGCGTTTCCGCCTTTTACCTGTACGTCAACAACGGCAACAGCCACGGCCCGACCTAATCCTTTGATTCAGTCTACCGACGTTTTATCGACTCCTCGCCTTTGCCTTTGCCATCTCTGCTTTGTCGCGGTCACCCTTGACCTCGTAATAAGCCGCAAACATCAAAAACTCAGCGTCCGTCAGCTCGCCGCGCAATTCACTGACGGTTTTGCCAAGCTCAGTTGCCAGGAAGAACTCAAAGAAGAGCCAAGAGTCTTCCTTTAGTCGTTTTTTGCTTCCTCAAGCGATCCTGCATTGCCCAAACCAAACAAGAACAGCTCAAGCTCGTTCAGCACCGACTCAGGCAACATGCGCTGAAGCTTGGCCGTATCCGCAGCCGCAAAAGGCTTAGAGCCATCTTCTAGCTCAGCCATTTGGCACAGCATCTGAGTGCTGATGTCCAGCGCATCATCAGTGCCAGCCAATGACTGAGCCTTTTTACGGTCAGCGCGGGTGATTGGCTTGAAATACAGATCCCAAGATTTGCCGCTGGGATGCTTCAAAACAAACTTGCGACGCTGGTTTAGGTCAAATGCCTCTACCAGTTCATCGACAAGACGTTTAGCCACGGGCACTTAAAGGGGCGAGTGAATCGCCCCAAATATACCCCTTATCACTCAAGGTTGCCGGTGATGGCGCCGCTGGTGATGAAGTTGCAGCTGACAACGACGAGTTCGCCAACAGTGGAGCTGATTTCCATGTCGGTGATGATGCCAGCAAAGCTGATCGAATCAGAGCCGGTGCTAGAGCCAGTGGTGAACAGCTCAAAGGTGGCGTCTGCTGGATCAGCAGTGGTCAGCACATCTTCCAGGAAGCCAGCTTGGCCAGTTGCGTCGGGGTCGTAGACCAGCTCAACGGTGCCAGAACCGGAGATCAGGCTGCCAACAAAGGAACGGAAGGTGTCGCCATGATCGGTGACATCCAAGGTTTCCTTGGTGGTGGTCAGGCTCCAGCTGCGGGTGCCAACGATGGTGGCGTTAGTGCTGCCAGCTGCGTCGAACTGAACAGAACCTTGTTCGCCTCGGAGAATTGCCATGGGTCAGAGTCCCTCGATGGATTCAAAGGTCACACGGACCTGGGTTTGGAAATAGCCCTCGGGAGCTGGTGAAGCCAGAGCCTCTGGACCTGTTGGAGCGTCGAAGAAAACCCCCGACACATTAACCCTATTGTATAGATCCCGAATCCGTTTCCCCACGACGTAGTTGGCACCTGGGCCGACACCTTTGGCACTGAAGATATTGAAGACAACAACGCCAACAATGCGGTTGAAGGAATCAGAAGTGCCGCCTTGGCTCAGATAATCATTGCCGCCAAAGGATGTGAGGCATTGAACCCAAGTGCCATTGTTCGGCGGGTTGTAGGCCATGTTGTGAAACACGACCGGGATGGCAGGGTCCAGAGCTAATTCGGTTGCCAGGCGACCTTCAATCGTTGCCCGAACCGTGTTTAGATCAGCAGCGGCCATCAGTCTTTCCTCCCAAGGCTGTCAGCTAATTGTCGCGCCCGTTTGGACATTTGCTTGGCGACAAGATCAACCCAGCCTGCGTTTGCCTGCTTAGAAGTGCCATTAGCCAAGGGCTCAGCGTAAGGAAGGCTGTTGTGGATGTTGTAGACATTCGTGATCTTTTCGCTGCCCAGCGTGTAGTTCAGGGTGACGGGTGCCGTTGACTGGCTCGGGCCTGCGTCATAGTTGCCAATCTGATTTTCACCAATCGCCCAGCTTGCGCGGAAGCGGCCTGTATCCACTGGGCTACGCGCTTTCAACTCAGCGTCAGTTTCCAGCACCACAACGCGCATCAACTGATTGAGCTTGTCTTCGGCGTATTCACCGATCTGATCGAGCCTGATACGCCTAGCCATCGTCAGACCCTCAGGAACAACTCAACCGCAATGGCCGTGTTGTCTTGCTCGATCACGTTGATTTTCACGATCTGA